GATAGAACAGGGTAGGAGAACCCAATCATAAGGAACTTCTAATGTTTATATGTTCCATAAGCTTTAACCATATTCTATAAATACATAATCTACCTGGAATCCTGACTCACCTTAAGTCTATAAGTAGATTTGTCTTGACATCTCTTATTATTATCTATATGTATACTACAAGTTAGCTTTAAGTTAACTTCAAGTATACTAATCAGTTTACTTATATATTATCTTATTAATATATTATATAGTATATATTAAAGATATAACTTAAACATAATCCTTAAGTTAACTTAAAGTTAACCTTAAGCCAGTGCCAAGAACTCTTGTCTTTCCCTATCGTACCTTTTCTTAAGCCCACTACCAAATAAAGCCCACCAATTGCCTTTTACAATTGTTCCCTTTACTACAATAGTGTCGATCTTATTGCCGTAGGTCTTTCGATCATACTCTTCCCTAACTTCCCTAAGCTTGTTTTGGAATTCTAAATTAGTCATCTTATTAATGATGTCTATTGTTGATGGTTTGATGTCTTTGGATGATGTTTCAATTGGCATACCAGCAATTGAATTAAGAATAGCTCTACATCCACCTTCACCCCTAAGATGAGCAACACTCATAATACTAGCTTGGACTCCAGGGTTAGAAAACAGGATAGCTCCAGCATTAATAGCTCTTTCATTAAGAAGTTCGGATATGCGGTTCTTAACCTCTTTGGAGTCTATTCCGTGAGCACGTACAAGCTTGTGGATAGATGGGAAGTCCTTGTGGTCTTCCCTAAAGCCGAAGTATTCCTTTTTGCCTGACTGAATGGTAAAGCCTCCTTCAGACTTCATAATGCGATCCACAATAGTGGGATCTAGGGAGAGAGACACGGAGGTAGATGCTAAAAGGCTAGAATTACTTCTGCTTACTAGTAGGTTTTTTAGGAGCGATAGGGGCAAGTTCCATACGCACAGGGGCAGTACGGACACCACCACCAAGCTCCATAGAGGGAATCTCAAGTGCCAACTTTTCGGTACTTGGTTGTACTTCTGAGGTTGAACCACCCTTATTAGCGGTTTGTTGCGTTTGGGGGGTATCTACCCCTTGGCTAACATTCATCGGCCCTTGTAGGGGCATCCCAGGCCCAAATTTAGGGCTTATAAAGCCTGTTTTAGTACCCTTGGGAAGAAATGGGCTAATATTGCGGAGATCGTATTTAGAAGGTTCGAGGTTCATACGATTATGATAAAGTTATAGAAATATCTCTTATCCCAATAGGCTGAGCAGACCAAAAGGCAAGTCGAATTGGGATTTCTGCTGGAGCAGTAGTAGTGAACGAAACTGTTCTTGGAGAGGATGGTAAATCAGTTCCACTTAAAATAGTTTCATTACCATTTGCAATAAGATCGCCATTTGTGGAATTATAAAAGGCAAATCCCAATAAACCATTATTTCCTGTGGCAAGCATACAAGCTTTTAAGGTGAGAACGGCTGTTGCAGAACTCGGAAGTGTGCCAACCAAGTCTTGGTAAAATCTCTGAAAAGGAGAAGAATCCGACAATTGCGGTAGATTTGCGTAAAAAACGCCAGCAGTTGATATAACAGAATAAGTGTTGTCATCCGTCTTTTCACTATTCCACCCAAACGGAACTCCACTATACCACCCATTTACTGGATCGGTTAGAGTCAGTCCTGTAAGGTTGCTAAAGTTTCGGTTAGTTATTGCAACACTTATTCCAGAAGAGGGGATAATTGAGTTTCTAGGCTTATTGCCAGTTAAGGAAAGTCCTAATGCTAGGTTCATTTGTATGCCTTTGCACGTGTGTTTAAGTTAGGAGTCATAGGTCTAGCCAGTTTCTTTGTTTAGAACGACTACCAATAGCTGATTCCATAAACTTGTCTAGCTCTTTTTGAAACAATTCATCTTTGTGTTGTTTGTGGGCTAGTTCGGTATCCCTAGCCATAGCTTGAACCCAATAGCTTACGGCAATCGCAAGGGCATCCAACCTATCGTCTTGGGCTAGGCTACCCTTATCCCTGGTAAGCCTACTCATCTGATAAAATAGTCTATATCTAGCTAGAGTCTCACCATCCCCTTCAATGCTTTGGAAATCCTTTTCTATTACCTTTGGGTCAACGATAAGTCTGTGCTGGTTCATTACAGGCTCAAGGGTATCGATGATTCGCTTTTCCTTTTGCGTGGAGTGACGCACCTCTTCAATGGTGCAAGGATGGATTCTGCCGAATACAGGTTTGATAAGTTCACCAAACATTCCGTCACCAAAGTTTGCTTCGTAGATTGCGTAGTTACATCCGTGTAGCTTGGCTTGACGCACGATTGTTTCCAGCGTCTCCATTGTATAGCCAGACCTAAACCCGCCTATGTCAACCAGGAAGAGTTGTCCGTGAAGACACTTTACGATGGCATAGGATGTTTCGTCTTTGCCTCTACCTGACGGATCGATTGCAATAACGCACCCCTGGTATTCGGAGAACTCAGAGGAGACTTGCATAGGACGATAATAAGCGTCTCCGTCAAAGCCAACATTAGGTAGATCATTAACTCTGCAATCTGGGGCATTACTCCAAACTAGGTGACTAGGACCACGTTTAGGATCGAGAGAGTGAACAATAAGATCGCTTAGTTTTAGCGGGTAGCGGTTAGCATCTGAAAGTCTGGGATCGAGCATAAACTGCAACGCAAACCCGCTTCGTCCGTAGCTCGATTCTCGGATTATAAGATCTTCATCGGTGAAGCGTGTAGGTTCAGTTGTCGTTCCGCTTTGCCCATTAGATGAGGATATGTAGGGGGAAAGACGCAAGCCATAACGTGCTCTTTGTTCTTCGCTAGGAATCCGTACTGGCCAAATCCTAGCCATATAGCCTCTGCCCTCTAGCTTTTCGTAAAGGCTATTCTCAGTTTGCGGAGTACCTAGAAAGATGATTCGCCCATTGGGTTTGATAACGGCATCGAACTCTTTGACTGATTCAGCAAGCTTAATCCGCATAAGCTCAGTCTGACTATTGCCACTGGTTTCAATATCGTCAGCAATCACGATGTCGGCTCGGCTACCAGTGATCTGCCCTGTGATACCAACACTCTTTACTGAAGGAGCGTGACTAGCTGGTGCAGGTCCAACGTCAAAGCTTTCTTTGGAATTACGTTGTTCTTCCCTTGGGACAAGATGGTTTAGAACTGGTATCTCATTGATTAGTCTAAGGGTAAACGTAGTGAAGTCGCTTGCCCTGTTCTTGCTTGCTGACACAACTAAAATGTTCTTGGTTGGGTCTACCAGGAGTTGGTGACAAACAAACGCAGAAGCAATCCAGCTTTTTCCTACTCCTCGAAAGGCTTCTACGATTTGCCTGTCAGGACCAACTTCCATTCGCTTAGCAATGTCATATTGAAGCGGTGTAGGGTCAGGAAGGTTTAGGTGCTTCCAGACAATATAAAGGAAGTTCCTAAAGTCTTTTAGTCTTGGGTCTATTTGATTCATAGCCTAGTTAATATTTAACTTAGTGAACTATTAAGCAACTTAAATAAAAAAGGAACTCCTCTCTGTACAACAATGTAAAACATAAAGAAAACCTGTTCATTAATCAAGGCTAACTTGTTGATTACTAGGTCATTTCTTGGGGTTAGCCACCACCACCCCCTAGTACCATCCCCCAGCCTAGCCTTTATCACACATATACCCCGCTTAAATAACTGACTATAAACAAAAAACTAGTGCTTAGCCCTATTCTTTGACTTAGACATAATCCTAAGATTACGAAACGAGTTATTAAGTGGGTTACCATCCTTATGGTCAACATCTTTGTTGCGGAGTCGTGCTTTTCCGTACTTTCGGATCATAAGCCTTCTGGCCATATTACGCCTAGCCCTGCGTTTGATCTGGGCAGACGTTCCCTGGTACTCTCGATATTCCTTAGCGTAGTCTCTCATATGTTAAGACCAGTATCCGAAGAATTCATTGAAGAATCGCCAATCCTAAAGTTCCCATTGTTAAAGCTAAACCTTCCTGTAGTAGCTCTAGGCATTGAGGCGGGTTGTACCTGTTGCTGAGCCATTGGTTGCTGTGCGTCAGAATATGACGGCATAGCAGAATTTGTAGTTGTTGCTTCAGGTTTTTCCCATTTAGTAAAACCAAAGACATCTCCTTTATTTACGTATCCTTCTTTAGCAAAATTTGTTGGTGTATAGTTTCCTGGTCCAAATTTCATTCCTGGTCCAACGCACATAAACTTACCCTGCCCTTTCAAACGGCAAAGCCTCTGCTTGTTTTACATTAACACCCTTAATCTCAAGGGGCTTGCCTTGGTCTTGAAAAGGAAGGGCTAGGGCTAGGTTAAACATAGGTGAAGTCTTTTCTGGCATAGCATCTATTCCGTTATCCTTCAAGAATTGTCTTGCGACATTAAGATCGGCTGGAGTTGCTTCCCCATTGTTAATGCGATCTAGCAGGGTATCAGCTACCAGTTCGTGCAGGTCTTCTAGCTTTTTCTTTAGCTCAATTTTCACGTTAGAAGTGTAATAACTTGCTTTTAATTGTTTCCCAAAGCGTAGTAAAGGCAAAGGTGATAGCGGTAACAATCCCTAGCCCCTTCATATAGTTACCCTCGATAACACGAAGTCGTGTGTCGTGCTTTTCAAACGTAAGCTTAAATTCTTGTTGGTTTCTTAGTACTTCCGAAAGCATACCTTCCAGTTTGCCTAAGCCTCTATGTAGTTGCTGACTCATCGCACATTTTGCAGTTCACTCAATACTTCTTGAGCTTCAAGCACCTTTCCTTGTCTTCTAGCCATTACTAGTTTATCCCGCAGAACCCTATGGCCATATAGTTCTGGGTATTCTTTCAACATCTTTTCTTTAGCTGTAGCCCGATACTTACCAATAACTTTCTTTAGTTCATTGACTCTTGGACTATCCAATCCTTCAACTTGCTCAGCGGGTAGGGCTAGGTACTGAGGAGAAGTAACAAGCTTGTTTAGGGCTTGGCGAAGGTCTTTGTTGCCTAGCTTAACCTGGCCTGTTAGCTCGATATACCTGTCGTAAGCGGTCTGGCCTTGACCATTCCTATATTTGCTTAGGTCTACTCCACCGCTTTCAACAACTGGAGGCATACTGAAAGAATACCTTAAGTTGGCCAGTTCATCCATAACCTTGTCCTTTTTCTGTTCACTATAGAAGAGAGGGCTAATAAAGTCTGGTCCAAGTGCTTCTTGCCGTTTAATAGGCTCACCAAGGATGTTTCGCTTAGGCTCAAGCTTAGTGCTAAGCCCAGGAATCTTCTTTGTGAACATATCTAAGAACGTCCTAGCTTCACGCATAACAGGATCACCAGAAGGTACAACTTGGGAAACAAGACTAGGAACAACTAGAGAGCCTAGCCTTGTGCTAATAAACTGAGACATCTTTCTGTCAGGTTGGTTAACTGCGTCCATTATCTGCTCAATACCAGTAAGGTAACTCTTGCTTGTGATGTTCTTGCTTAGTGCTGTACCGATTGCAGAACCCATAAAGTTAATCCAATCCTTACTTCCTACTTTGTCTTCAGTAGCCTTATCCGAAAAGTCGGCTACAACACCAAGGAATGTCGCTAACGGATCAAAGCGTTGATAAGACACGTACTGATACTTGTCGCTACCTGGCATCTTAAATCTAAGGCTATATGGTTGCCATCCTGTTGCCTGTTTTAGGATACGTTCTTTTTCATCTGATGGTCCTTGGCCTGTGATGCTTCCACTAGCCCAAAGTC